AAGTCGCGCGCGGTCAAAGCTCGGCCAAATCCAGATGCTCCACCAAACCCCCCGGCAAGAGCGCGTCCAGCGGTCGAGCGTTGAATCTGAGCGGCAACATCGGTCGGCAACTCACCTTTTAGCGCAGAGCCAATGTTCTTGCTGGCCTGCTGCACGATCTGGTCGTAACCAGGAATCGCTCGGCGAAGCTGAGCCTCAAGCTGAGACTGCTCGGCAGCGGTCGTCTTTTGAGCAAGTTCGGTGGCAGGTTCGAGCGATGCTATGTTCTGCTGAATCGCCTGCCTCTGCTCTTGAGCGAAATCAATCGGCTTCAGCTCGGGAATCTTCGGCTTGCTTCCCTTGCTAAGAAGACCCCCAAGCAGACTCGTTCCACCGATGATTGCCGCACCACCTAGAATAGCTCCCATAAATTAAAATACCTCCTTCACAAGACGGTTGCCGTTCTCAATCGAGAACACCTTTTCAGGTTCGTGACGTTGGATGTTCATGGTAACCAGTCGTGCAGCCTTTTCCTCGGGAAAAGCTCGTTCGTTCTGGAAGCAATGAACCCACACACGCCGCAAAGTATCCACCTTAAAAAGCTCGTTCTCCTCGATTGTCATCACCCCATGGAGTGACGCCCACGCATCCGCGTACTCACGAAGCGCCTGAACCGAAGGAAGGTGAACTTCGTAGCCGAATCGCTCGGTGCATTCCTTGGCCGACGACTCGGGATTCTTTTTGACGTACACCTTGATCGAGTCCTCAACAACAGCCTTGGGCAGATATCCGTAAGTCGAGCAGTCGGCGACGTACTTGTAACGAGTCCGGTATTCTTCAATCGAGTGCTTCCAATTCGGATCAGTCGCACCCTGCTCATGTAGGCCAAGGCAATCCGCTTCCAACGAGAAAAGGACCGACATGAATGCCGATCCGAATCGAGGCAGACCGCAAATCTGGAAGAGCTTACCTTTCATTTTTTATGCACAAAGAAGTCCACGCGGCAGTACGCGCGAGGATGAAGATGGCCGACTCAGCACCGAAGATTACACCAAGCTCACTGCAAACGACCGCAGTGTAGAGCGCGGCATTCGGATGGACGTTTTTGCCAGCTTCTTTCATCCACCCATGAAGCTGCTCAATCCGAGCGTTGGCATTCGGAAAGTCAGACTTGATCAGTTCGCTAACACGGCTCCAAGCCGGATCGATTTGATCCTTGAAGAATGAGTTTCCGAAACCTGGAATCTTCATTCCCGCCTCGATGGCCGACTTCAACGCCCGTTCGTCGAATCGTTCGTAAACGAATCGAGCAGGTCCAATCGGGCCGTGTGCATCGCCCAAAGTCAGGATTGCCGAAGCAATTCCATTCGTAAGCTGCGCGCTTCCAAAGAAAGCGTTTACAGCAGCGCCGGAACTAGAGTTCTGGTTGTTCCGAGCCGCCATGTCATGCGCGTCAAAAACAGCCTGAAGCAACCCCAACTTTTGAGGAGTCGCATCAGCCAGCGCAAAGTCGATATTGAGGTTTAGAACCATTGTGAAAACCCACCGCCATTCAACCCGACTCCGACCATTCGGATCGTGTGAACGGCATCTCCCAAATACTGCATCGTCTGCTCCTGCACAGCTTGAACAGCTTTGGCTTCGTAGGCCACTGCTTCCTGAATCAAATCGTTCTCTTCCTTCCGAATGGCCATGACCATCAGCTTGATGGCATCAGGACACGGAGGAATGAGGTAGTCATTCACGCTCGTCGCGTTGATATGGCGCATCTTCGCCATCACCGTTACAGGCTTGTCCTCCTCGTTGTTGCAACGATCCGCGAGGTAGCTGCGACGATACTGCGGCAAAGTTTCATCAGGGTCGTAAACTGCCAGATCCGTCTCCAGCGCGGTCGTCGCGTTGTACTCGTACAAACGGCTGGCCGTGTTTGTAGCTTCGCGGATGACTCCGGTCAGTTCGGTGAATTTCTTGGTCGATTGAACGTACGGCAAAGCGAGCGTCAGCTTCTCGCCGTCAATCCAGACTCCACCGCTCTGGGTTCGAATCCACTGACCGTTTTGATCGACGCCCTGCAAGGTGATGGTCTTGCCGACATCCGAAGCGTCGCCAGGGTAGACTCGAAGATAGCTGTTAGTACCGCCAGACATGTCGCGGTAAGAAACCACAGTGCCACGGTCAATAAGCTGCTTGCCGACGCACACTTGATTTCCATTGAGAAGGCCATATCCGGTTTCCTGAAACTCGAACCATTGATTGCGAACGGTTCCGACTCCGCAGCAATCGGCAACAGCTTCAATCGTCTCGATCTGACGCGGCCAAGTGATGCAGCCACCGACCGTGTGGATCGTAAAACGTCCGTAAGCTCCAGCCCACAGACCCTTGTGAAGCAGTCGGCGGCAAGCCTGATTGATGTAGTCGTAAACGCGCGCGTCATCGACGCAAACGCCGATAGCCCGAGCAATCGTTGACCTGATATCTTGGACGATCAGCTTCATTTGGTGTAGTAGACTCGGCTGGTTCGCTTGATGAAGTAAACACCGTAGAACGGAGGTAGGTTGTTGTGCGGAGCATCACCACCGGCATCCCCGGTGTCTTTGTTGATGTCATTCACAACATTTGCGTCAGGTCCGTAGTAAAGAGTCTTGAGCTGGTTGCCACCAGCGGTGTCTTGAGAATCCCAAGTCATCGTGTGGCTGTGCTTTGGAATTTCCGATGTGACAAGCGTGTGCTTGTCCTCACCTGCAATAGCGGTCGATGTAACTTTTCCTTGAACAGCTACGGCTCCGCTCGCCGCGAATGTGCCAGCTCCAACCGGGAATCGCGCTTCGAATTCGGTGTCAACCTCCCACATTGGACCTGACCAGTTGCTGAGCGTGTTGGCGTTTCCACCGTCGTAAGTTTGAAGATCGGTGGTTGTACCAACGTAAACACGACGCTCGGAAGATCCGATGGCGACAGGATTTTTTCGCAGCCAATAGCCATCCTTGTAAATCCACCAATTACCATCTTCATCCAACCACGGATAAACCTGATTGTTCAGCGTCGGAGTCGTCGGACCAAAGTTGAAGAACGAGTTTCCGATGGCGCTGTTGAAATTTGCCTGAGTGCCGCTGATGACATCATTGGCCAACTGCTGGTAGTTGGTCGGGCAATACCCGATAGGCAAACTCGGGGGCGTCAGCGTGATGAGCGTAAGGTTTGGCATGCTGTTTTAAGGGTTAACGGCTTCCGAGGTGTAGGTCAGCGGGTTGATATCACAGACATCAAGCGGTGTGCAGGCTGGGAACACCGTCCGGCACTCACCAACACTCGGTTCCTGAACATCGTAAGCGTGAACTCGCAAGCTCTTGATCCGGCAATACCCGATGATATTGAGCATCACCTGAACCTCGTAAAGGTTGCGAGCCGGTGTGCTGATCGTCTGATTGCACGGCGCATCCGAAGGCGTCGGAAATCGCATCTTCGGGCGATACTGCGGCTTGAAGTTCGTAATCGGGCAAAGATCCAAACACTGCGTCGTCGTCGCGCATTCGGAGAAGTCGATCCACTCGATCCAGCCAGGATACTGATCGGGTCGATAGGTGACATTGAACGAGACATCGCCCTCAAGCTGATCGATGAACAAGTCGCCAGAATCGAGGCGCTTCAGACCAAACGGAACCTCGAAGTTGTAGGCGCGGCTCTGAACCAGCCATTCGATTTCCTTCTTACCCTCGGCGACGTTGTTGTCGAACTTCTCGCCCTTGGTGATTTCCCAGATTTGAATCGTACCGTCCGATCCGCGAGCGATGCAAAAGCACTGATCGCCGTAGGCGTTCTCGGTCTTAACAATCTGAAGCGCATCAAGTCCGGTCCAGATTCCAGACCACGAAGGCGGAAACTTCTTCCGCATCGACGTAATCAGGTCGAAGTCCAAGACCGCCATCGCCTTGTGAATGACACCCTCGGCATTGTACCGAGGCTGACAGGTCATCAACAACCGATTGTCGAACACGACCGCAGAACTGGCCCACAGGAGATTGGTCTGATCGTTCTCAATGACGTTGAGCATCTCGCTGCTGATCGGGGTGTTGCCCCAATCGGTGAACGAGCGTCGAGCGATGATGAACGAGCGAACGCCATCGACAGCGCGGTAGAAGACATCGCCATTGATGGTAATGGCGGAACGAGCGCCAAGCGCACCGCTCGTAAGCAAGCTGATGGCCTGAATCGGATAGTTCAGGTTCTTCCAGACATCACGATCAACAGGCGCTTGAACCGAGAAGACGTATCGAGGTGTGAAGACTAAAAGCGGACCTTGGCCGAGCGATGTGTCTGGATCGCCGGGGACAGCCATCGCCGTGATGCCGCCTGAATCCGACGGAACCGCAAAGTCTCCGCCCTCATTAAGGAAGGTGTTCTCGGTTTCTTTGAGAACACTGGCTCGCGTTCCATCCCCATAAACGATGTCAGTCGCCCTAAAAGAGAATCCATTCGGCAGCGCGTACCAGATGCGGCCATTGACGTAGGCCATGACCTTGCCGCACTTGATTTCGTCATCCGCAGCACGGCGCAGATTCGTGCCATTGAAGATTAGTGGCCTGCTGAATCCATCCTGAATGACGACAAAGTTCTCAGCCTGAACCATCCAACCATCGAGCAGATTCGACGGATTCTTCAGGTCATCTGAAACGCTCAGGTTCTGAGCCTTGTTCTGAGCAACGTCATAGAACCAGACCTCGCCACTGATCAGCATCAGGATGAACGTGCGTCCATCGTCGGCAATGTAAGGGAGCGCACACTGGAACGTGCCGGTAAGCGACTGAGGTCCGTAACAGTCCTCTGACCAGCCATCAGCGGTGACGTTCGTCTGGTCAGCGGTAACCTGATCGTTGTCAGCCGTGATGGTGACACACAGATCGTAATTCTTCTGAACGAAGCCGGGTCGGCATGAGACAAACCCCTGTCGGAAGTTGGCGTTGACCGCGAACGCAACCTGATTCTTGTCCACCTCAGACGGCATCACGCCAGCGTCAATGCCACCCTCAAAGGTGACAGTTCCGTCTGTGTACCTCCGTGGTGCGCGTTCGCTCATGGTTTAGGCCTGAATACGCTGGACAGAGAATGAGGAGCCGGTTTCGACGCTTACATCGTGTGAAGTTGTCTGAATCAACATGTCGTAGTAATCGCCAACTACAGACGCCTGATCGACGTAAGAAAACGACACAGCAGGCAACGATTGTGGGGATGCGTTAGTGGCGTTGAAATCAAGCGTTTGAAAGATGTTTGACCCATTTTTCCGCAAGAAAACAACAACCCGAGCAACGCCGCCACTACCAAGAAGATTGAACAGACCTTCAATTTTGTAGTATCCAGTGTACGGAACCACAAATCGACCAGTCGCAGCGACAAATCCTGAAGACGGATCTAGGTTTGCCCAAGATCCAACAGGAAAGTCCGTGAGGCTAAACGGATTCTTGGTCGTTGCAGCTACGATCAAGTTGCTGCCGGTCAATCTCCGCGTAAACGTGACGTAGCTGAACGGGACAATCGACGGAGCCGACAGTGTGATGTTTCCGGCGCTGTTCGTAACAACAATCGGAGACGTTCCAACAATCTCCTTCTGGAGATAAGTCGAGCCATCGCCAACCGGAATCTTGTTTGCGGGAGCGGTCGTCAGGTTTGTGCCACCCTTGGCAATCGGAACCGTGCCGGTGACATCGGCAATCGGAATCGTGGCAACCGTTGAAACAGCGCCAAAACCGCTCGATCCTTGAGTTTTGAGGTAGCCAGCCGACAACGAATCAAGAGCAGTCTCGTTCGTCAGCGTGGCGTCCGAAGTGCGGCAAATGTACGACGCGCCAACCGGAGCGCCGCCCGATGCACCAGCAGCGCCAGTCGCCCCAATCGCACCAGCCAGAGTGATAAGGGAATTAGTCGGAATCAGGGTGGTAGGAATAGCATTGGCGATTCCCAGGACACCCGCAGCAGGGTTTTGAAGCGTCAGTTGCAGGCCGTCAACCGACAGCACCTGCATGTATCCAAGACCCTGAATCGATACGAAGAACTGGCCAGCAACCGATTCTGGCAGAAATTGGGTATTATCTACGAAAACAAGGACGCTCGAACCGAGAGCAGGGACAAAAAACGGAGCGGTCGTGTAGGTGAACGAGTCAATTCCGTCCGTTCCATTGGTGCCGTTGGTTCCAGCCGGACCTTGAGGGCCGGGGATATTCACGACAACCGGCTCGGAGTCGCAAGGCTGGCAACAGCCGGATGAAGAAACAAGTTGCGACGGCATATTTTTCCTTTGCCAGACGGTCAAGTCCAGAGTGAACTATTGCAAGGCCAAACTATGGCAGAGCAAGCGTCCGAGCATCCACTGATTCAGCATAAGTACGGGATACGTTCACCCGTCAAGATTCCAGACCTAGAACTGGAACTTTACGCATTCCGAAATCGACTCCAGCCAAACGAGGGTGGTTTAGGCACTTTCGACCATTTTGTTAACGCCACCAAAATGCTCTGGCCTAAGCTGAGCTGGAATCCGTGGCTGGAAGCTCAGGTCGAAAGTCTCTGCGAACACGATTATGTCGGCTGGGCTGGATGCGGCGCGTCCGGCAAGACGTTCGGAGCGACTCTTTTCGCTACCGTCTGGTGGTTGGCCAATCCTTCCAAGTCCACCGTTGTCCTAACCTCGACGACCGCGAAGATGATCCGCAAGCGTATGTGGGCCAATCTTCAAGATCTGGTCCGTAAGTCGCGCGGGTTTCCCGGCAACATGGTCGATTCGAAGATGGCCTTGCAGGCTATCAAAGGTGACGACCGGCACTCGATATCGGCTATCGCTGTCGCGGAAGGCAATACGGCGAAGGCTGTGGCCAACATTCAGGGTATCCACGCCGAGCGGGTGATGGTCATCATCGACGAAGCGACGGATACGCCAGAAGCGGCGTTTGAAGCGTGTACGAACCTTTCCAAGGGTTGCCGCGAGTTCAAGATGCTGGTCATCGGAAACCCGGCTTCAAAGTACGATCCTCACGGTCGATTTTGCACACCGGCAAAGGGTTGGCGGAGCGTAACGATTGAAGATCAGCATTGGCTGACCGAGCGTGGCATGTGCCGACGATTCGACGGCATGAAGTCGCCGAACATCAGCGAAGGGCGAACGAAGTATCCATACCTCATAACGCATGATCAGGTGTTATCCGCTATGCGACATGAGGGCGAACAAAGCCCTACATTCTGGAAGTACACACGCGGATTCTGGGCGCCGGATGGCATGGTCAAGACGGTGCTGTCCGAATCGCTGATCGAGACGCACACGCCTACGAGAAAGTTGACGTTCACGACCAATGTCGAGCAGGTTGCCGCTCTCGACCCTGGTTTCGGCGGCGACAGATGTATCCTTCGTTTTGCCAAGGTTGGCACCGCAAATGATAAGCTCAGCATACTTTTTGGTGATGTCGTCCAAATCTCGCCGAATGCTGCGCTGACCGAGCCGGTTCACTACCAGATTGCGAATCGAGTCAAAGAAGAGTGCCGAAACCGGAATGTTCCGCCCGACAAGTTCGCCCTCGATTCAAGCGGTGAGGGTGGAGGTTTGGCCGACATTCTGACCCGCGAATGGGGTGTCGTTCATCGCGTCGAGTTCGGCGGCTCTCCATCAACCATTCCGGTCAGCGACGAGGATAGTCGGCCATGCAATGAGGCATACGACCGGAAGGTAACGGAACTCTGGTTCTCGATGCGAAAATGGGTCATCGAGGAACGCATTGGCGGGGCGGACATCGAGACATTGCAGGAGTTCTGCTCGCGCATGTTCGATGATTCGAAGCGGAAGATATCGGTCGAATCCAAGACCGTGATGAAGCAGCGCACCGGAAAATCGCCTGACTTAGCCGACGCTGCTGTAGTCTTGCTTGATCTAGTCCGCAAAACCGCTGTCCTCGAACCGAGAGCAACCAAGATGGATAAAGTCTGGGAAAAGCTCGTTAGAGACGCTGATTCAATCTATTACGACGACTTATGAGCAAAGTCACCGGATACAAAGTCCTGAACGAACACATGGTCATCCCCGGCGGGTGGCATTATCGCGTCCCAGAGACTGGCATCGAAATCATGGGCGGCTCATGGCCGCAGCTCCATGAATTCGTTCGCAACCATTACACAGCCAACGCGATACCCATCCCGTCCAATCTCGACACGTTAATCACCGAGTATGCGTGTCGAAATGGTGCAGATTGCGCGTTCAACGAGGTAGAGATTCCCAAACCTGAAGGCCGTAAATCGCTCCAGATCGGAGATGTCATCCGCTTCAGCATGAGTTTGCTTCATGGACTGACCGTTGGCGGAGGCAAAGTCGATCAGGCTGAAGCCACACGCAGGGCGTCAATCTGCTCGACCTGCATGTACAACCGAAAACCGCTCGGATGCACCGGATGCAATGCTCGGGTGCTGAAGGAGGCGGTAAAAACTTTTTCTCAGCATGGCAGCACACCCCTAGACGAAAGCCTGCAAAGCTGCGAATTTTGCGGTTGCTTTATCAGGAGCATGGTGTGGTTTCCCATTGAAACGCTCCATAAATTTACAGACGCTACAGAGAACAAAAACCTTCCGGCCCACTGCTGGAAAAAACGACCATGTACGGATCAATAGCCCAACTGCCGCTTGAAACCCTCAACGAAGACGGTAAAGCGCCAGAGACGCGCATAGCCGACGCGGCATCGGCGCGTGAAATCTTCCAGAAGCTCATCATGGCCGACGAGCTTCGTAACAATACTCGGGCTAAGCTGCGCGGTCTGGTTGATGGCAATCCTCCGTACAATCCGTCTGAACTGCGCCGTAACAATCAGGCGTTCCGAACCAATGTGAACTTCCGCGAGTCGGAAGCGTTCCTCACGTTGGCCATGTCTGCCTTCTACGATGTCTTCGCCGAGGTTCCGACCTACGCGAATGTCCGTACCGCTTACGGCAACGACATGGATAAGCGGGAGGAATGGTCGAAGATCATAACCGAGGAGTTCGACCGGCTTCAGAAGCTCGACAAGGACTTCGATTACCTCGTCCAGCTCTCGCAGCGCGAGATGGTTCTCATTGGCGATGGTCCGCTGATCTTCGAAGACAGCACCAACTGGCGCTGCAAGGCCATCATGGCGACGGATCTTCTCGTCCCCGATGGCACAAAGTCGAATGTCAGCGACTGGAAGGTGGCCTGCGTTCGTACTCGGATGGGCGTCGATGACCTGTTCGAGAAGATTCAGGATGAGGAAGCGGCCAAGGCTGCTGGCTGGAACGTCGATTACGTCCGCGAGCGTATCCGCGCGGCGATGCCCGAGCCGTATCGTTCTGGTGTTCAGTACGACTGGGAGTTCTTCCAACGCCAGCTTCGCTCGAACGACATCACCTTCTCGGCTCGTTCCGAGGTGGTGCTGATGTGCCACGTTTTCTACAAGGAGTTCGATGGTCAGATCAGCCACGCCATCATCGATGAGCGTGACAGCCAGGACTTCATGTATCGCAAGCTCCGCCGCTTCAAGAAGTGGGAGCAGGTGATTCATCCGATGTACTACGACCGTGGTGATGGCGAGCATCACGGCGTCAAAGGCTTGGGCATCAAGATGCTTCAGGCGATGGAGCTGAAGAATCGTCTGCGCTGTTCGATGGTTGATAGCGCGTTCGCTCGCACCCAGATCCTGTTTCGTCCGCTCAACCCCAATGCGCTCAGCAAGACGAGCGTCGTTCAGCAAGGACCGTATGCGATACTCCCGCCAGACTACGAAGTCATTCAGCAGAACATTGCTGGCGTTCTGGACGCTCCTATGGCGGTCAATCAAGACCTTGAAAATGTTCTTCAAGGCAATCTGTCTCAGTACCGTCAGACGCTCAACAAGCCGCAGGGCAATCCCCGAACTGCCACCGAAGTCCAAGCCATCGTGGCGCAGCAGTCAGCAATCGGTAAGACGCAGCTAAGTCGGTATTACACCCAGCTCGATTCTTTCTTTGAGGAACGGTATCGCCGCGCTTCGAATCCGAATCTGAATCCGATTACCCGCTCGGATAAGGACGCGATTGAGTTCCAGCGTCGATGCAAAGAACGTGGCGTTCCGGTTCAGGCCATGCTCGACATCGATTACGTCGAGGCGACTCGTACGGTTGGCCAAGGTTCTCAGTTCGCTAAGCAGCAGCTTCTTGGCTCGCTCCTCGGCCTGCTCGGTTCTCTCCCCGAGGGCGGCAAGGTTAACCTCTTGCAGGACTACATCGCAGCTCAGGTTGGCCAGCAGATGGTTGATCGGTATCTGCCGAGTCAGTTGCAGACTTCGAAGGTTCAGGATCAGACCGCTCTGGCTGTCCTCGAACATTCCTCGCTGCGCCAGGGCAACATGGCGGTCGTCA